AGAACGGGCTGGAGACCCTCCTTGGCTACTGGCGGGATCGCGGAAAGGAAGTCCCCGAGTGCCTTCATTGGCATCAGCAGCTCACCACGCCGCTCAGCCTCGCGAGCCTCCTCGACTCGACGGATAAAGTTGGTCGCCTGTCCTACGAGTCCATCACGAAGATGCAGGACCCCAACCGCGGAGGAGAGGCGAATTCCTTCTGGAAGATCCTGGGCACCCTCGCGGACTTCAAGGACGACCGCACTGGCAAGTCCTTCGGGATGGTAGACAAGTGGGAGATGGACAAGGTCCTCGTCCTGGACAGCCTCACGGAGCTGGCCAACGCCGCGATGAAGATGCAGATTGGGAACAAGCCAGCCGCCGCCCCCCAGGACTATGGCGTTGCGCAGAACTGCTTGATGAACTTCATCCGCCTGCTCACCCAGGGATTCCCATTCACCTTCGTCATGACAGCCCACGTGGAGAGGGAGGTGGACCAGGTGACCCAGACTACCAAGCTTATGACGAAGGCGATTGGAAGGGCTATCGCCGGGGACATCCCCCCGCTGTTCAGCGACGTAATCTACACCGTGCGGGAGGGAGACTCGTTCTACTGGGACACAGCCGCTTACGGCGTGGACACGAAGACGCGGAGCCTCGGGTACAAGTCGAAGCTCAAGCCTGACTTCGCCACGATCATGGACGTTTGGAAGAAACGAGGTGGAGCATGACTGTATACGAACTTATAGAAGCGCTGCAGGAGATCCCCTTTGACAGCGAAGTCACCGTGGAGGTTAGCTCAAATGGAACGGGCTTGATGTTCACAGACAGCGAGGGGGAGGAGAGCTTCCTTGACTTCGCGAAGGAGGAGGAAGATGAGTAAGCGCTCTATCACGAAGGTCCGGATCGAGGTCTCCTTCACCCTCCCGGCGGGCCGCACGCCGACGCAGGCTGTCGAGCATCTTCGCCAGCTCTTGAGCGACCTTCCCACCCGCCCGACTGAGTTAGCTGTCCGCCTTCTCGGGAAGGAGACGCGCTACCTCTGAACGAGCATCAACCGACGGCTGGCGGATTCCAGCCACTCAACCAATCAAGGACGCACTTATCATGGACGCAAGTTTATTCGACCCACAAGCCTTCCTCGACGCAACGCTCGACACACCTTCCATCCGCCGACCGCCTCTGCCCGTGGAGAATCCAGCCTCCCCGGACGGCCTCTACCTGGCTACCCTCGGGGAACCCAAGCCCCGCACTTGGCAAGGCAAGGTCGATCCCTCCCGCAGCGGCGTTGCCTTCGACGTCCCTGTCAATATCGACGTGCCAGGGGAGCTGAAGGACAAGCTCGGCCTGGCAACTTCCCAGATCACCTTGAACGACAGCATCATGCTGGATCTCACCGAGCAAGGTGCTATCGACAATGGGCCGGGGAAGAACCGCCGCCTGCGCATCTACAGGGAAGCGGCGGACTTGAACAAGCCCGGAGACGTGTTCTCCTTCCGCAAGCTGGAAGGTCGCCTCGTCAAGGTCAAGATCGAGCACGACGTGTACCAAGGCGACATCATGGACCGCGTGAATACGGTGCTGAGGCCGTAGAGTACCGCCCCCGCCGGGAGGGCTTCCCGGCTTTTCCTTTGGAGTTATAAAATGCTGAGTGAATTCGAGCAGGAGGAGTTCGACAAGCGCTTTCGCGGCGTGATGGCGGAGGTTCACCGGATTGCCCGCGAAAAGGGCTGGTGGGACCACCCACGGAACAACGGGGAGATCATCGCGCTGTGCCATAGCGAGCTGAGCGAAGCGTTGGAAGCTCTCCGCCAGCCTGAACGGGATGAGCACTGCCCCCAGTTCAAAAGCATCGAGATTGAGCTGGCGGACTGCATTATTCGGATCATGGACTTTGCCTGGGTACGGGGCTACGACCTACCCCAAGCCATCCTTGCCAAGGTCGCCTTCAACGCCACCCGGCCGTACAAGCACGGCGGAAAGGAGTTCTAGACATGGAGCAAAGAGCCTTTAACGACTTCGTCGACAGCTTCCTCCGCGAGTGCGCGAGCCTCCTCTCGGTTAAGGGACACGAGTACGCAGGCTCCTTCGATCGCCTCGCGAACTTCAAACGCGGGGCGGACCTCACTGGCTGTACGCCGGAGCAGGTCGCCTTCGTCTACCTCTCGAAGCATTACGACGCAATCGCCACTTACGTCCGCGAGGGACAGAGTCCCCCCAGCGCCGAGCTTATCGAGAGTCGCCTGCAAGACCTCCTCAACTACGTCCTCCTCCTCGCAGCCCTCATCCAAGAAAGAAGCGACTCATGCGATACTCATACTTAGCCAGCCCTTACGCTCACGCGATGGAGGAGGTTCGCTTGCATCGCTACAACGCAGTCGCTGCCGTCCTCGCGGAACGCCTCGTAAAGGGCCTTCCCACCTACAGCCCGATTGTACACAACCACTTCATCACCTCTCGCTACGGCCTCCCTAAGACCTGGGAATTCTGGAGCCAGCACGACCTGCCCCTTCTCAAGCACGCCTGTGAACTCCTTATCCTCACGCTGGATGGGTGGGATATCTCCAAAGGCGTAACCGCCGAGCGAGCCTTCGCGGAGGAGAACAAGATCCCCATTTACTTCCTGGAGCCAGCATGAACACCATCCCTCTAACCTCCATCACCTTGTCGCCCTCTCGCCAGCGCCGCGAGTTCAATCCCGCTCGAATGCACGAACTCACCGACTCTATTGAATCTCAAGGCCTCTTCAACGCAATTGTCCTTCGCCAGGAAGGAGATACCTATGTCTTGGTCAGTGGAGAACGTCGTCTTCGTGCTGTGGGGAATATATTCAATCTTGGCGGTACTCTACGACATGATAACGAGGAAGTACCCGCCGGACACATCCCTTACACGCTCATCACGACGCTCTCTTCCCTTGAGCGAGAACTCGCCGAGCTGGACGAGAACATTAAGCGAGACGATCTTACTTGGCAAGAGCGCGCAGCAGCGTTGGCGAGAATCGCGACCCTGCGACAGCAGCAAGCCGCCGAAGCAGGAGAGCCCCTTCCCACCGCCACGGAGCTAGCCCAGGACCTTATCGAGCCTGTGCGGGATGGCTTTGTCGGGACGGAAGCTTCCGGGCGGAACGCCCTCCGGGAGCAGCTCACCGTCGCCCGGTTCCTGGATGACCCAGAGGTCGCTAGTGCGAAGACGGTGGGGGATGCTTACAAGCTGCTCCGCCGAAGGGAGTCTCGCCGCCGGGACATCGCACTGGCGGCCCAAGTCGGCACGGTCTTCACCGCAGCGATGCATACCCTGCTTAACACAGACTCGCTCCTCTGGCTCGCGGAAGCTCCAGCCGCCGCCTTCGACGTGATCCTCACAGATCCCCCTTACGGCATTAACGCAGACGAGTTCGCGGACAGCGGCGGGAAGGCAGTGAGCGAGCACCAGTACAAAGATGACAAGGACTACTTCATCGCGATCTCCACCGCCCTCGCCGGCGAGTCTTACCGTATCACGAAGGAGCAGGCACACCTCTACTGGTTCTGCGATATCGACAACTTCGCCTTCCTCAAAGGCATGCTCGACGCCGCCGGCTGGTGGGTTCACCGCACCCCGCTCGTCTGGCACAAGCCCTCGGCGAACAAAATCCCTTGGCCACAGCATGGTCCCCGCCGGACCTGGGAACTCATCCTCTACGCTGTCAAGGGCAAGCGCCCAACGCTCAAGCCTTCTGCTCCAGACGTTCTCGCCTTCAATAGCGACGAGAACCTTGGGCACAGCGCGCAGAAGCCTGTCGCCCTGTTCGCGGAGTTGCTCGGGCGAAGCGCTCGCGCTGGTGACACCGTCCTCGATCCATTCTGCGGCACGGGCCCGATCTTCCCGGCGGCACACGGACTCAAGATCGCCGCCACAGGAATCGAGCTAGACCAAGGGGCGTATGGAATCGCGGCGAAGCGACTGGGGGTACTGGAATGACCTCCCGCGATGAAGACCTCGGCGAGCTGTACGAATTCTCCTGCCGCTTCGTAGGCCCAGAGACAGAGAAGGCAGTCCTCATCTGGGAACCCTTGAGCGACGAAGAGATGTGGATTCCCTTGAGCCAGGTAAGTAGCATGCACAAGGGCGCGAAGGGCGAAGGCACTATCGTGGTGTCCACCTGGATTGCAAAGAAGAAGGGGCTGATCTAATGCACCTATCCCACGGAAGTGGCCCGATCCCCGCCCGCGTTATGCTGGTCGGCGAGGCCTGGGGAGAGCAGGAAGAGCGGAGCGGAGAGCCCTTCGTCGGAGTCTCCGGCCAGGAACTCAACAGGATGCTCCAGGAGGCCGGCATCCTCCGCTCGGAGTGCTACACCTCCAACCTCGTGAACGCCCGCCCGCCAGGGAATGATATAAGCGCCTGGATCGCGCGGAAGAAGAAAGACATCACGTCAGCCCACATCCCCCTGCGTGACCTCATGGTCCTCCCCATAGTGAAGGAGGGCTACCTGCGCCTACTCCGCGAGATAGACCTTGTCAAGCCTAACGTCATTGTTGCCCTGGGTAACGCCGCTCTCTGGGGCCTCACCGGCCATTGGGGGATCTTGAAGTGGAGGGGCTCACAGCTCCAGGCTGAGGGCTCTAACCCGCCCAAAGTCATCCCCACGATTCACCCCGCCGCCGTGCTGCGAGAGTGGTCCCTTCGTCCCGCCGTCGTGACTGACCTTCGGCGGGTGAAGCGTAACATGGCCTCCCGCGAGTATGCAGTACCCCCTTGGCAGTTCCTCATCAAGCCCTCTTTCCAGACCGTCCGCGACACTCTCGCTCGCCTCTTTGACCAGCTGTCCTGCGCAGAGCTTGAGTGGCTGGACTTCGACCTGGAGACCAAGCGCAATCATATTGACTGCGCAGGCATCTCCTGGTCCAAGACCGAGGCCCTTTGCATCCCCTTCATGCCGCGGGGGTCCCCCGCTGGGTACTGGACTGAGGAGGAAGAAGCCGAGATCATCTACCTCCTCTACCGTGTCCTGCGACATCCCCTCGTCAAGGTCCGAGGGCAGAACCTTCTCTACGACTGCCAGTACACTATGCGTCACTGGCACTTTATTCCACGTGTCGCCCAAGACACGATGATCACGCATCACACAGCTTTCTCCGGCATGCGGAAGTCCCTTGACTTCCAAGCCTCGCTTTACTGCGAGAACTACTGCCAGTGGAAACCCGATAAACAGGCCTGGAAAGAGGGAGGCTAGCCATGCCGATCAAGCACGAGACAGACGAAGATAGGTGGACTTACAACTGCGAGGATTGCGTCCGCACTAGGGAGATTGGAGAGACAACCGCTGCGATGATTCCGCGGATGGGCCTGGCGGCCGCTGAGGAATTCCAGCAAAGCATGTTCCACCCGATCCTCGCTGCGATGCTCCGGGGTGTCCGGGTAGACTTCGCTGTCCGGGACCGGCTCGCCGGGGAGGTTCAGGAGGAGCTAGCCAAGCGAGAGGAGTTCCTCCAGTTCGTCCTGGGCCATTCCATAAACCCCCGCTCTTCCCAACAAATGTGCAAGCTCTTCTACGAGGACTTGAAACAACAGCCTAACATGACACGGGCGAAGAAGGGAGTGCCAGGGCACTTGACCTGTGATGATGAGGCCCTTCAACGGATCAAGGCCCGCGAGCCCCTTCTCACTCCCATCGTCGACGCGATAGCAGATATCCGCACGCTCGGAATCTTCTTGAACAACTTCATCCTCGCAGGCCTCGACATCGATGGGCGTCTGCGTTGCTCCTACAACATCTGTGGAACGGCGACCTACCGGCTGTCCTCCTCCAAGAATGCCTTCGGCGGCGGGTGCAACTTGCAAACAGTTCCCTCCGACAAGTCGAAGAGTGTTGGCAAAGCCAAGGCACGCGGCGGGGAGTTCACCTTGCCGAACCTCCGCACGATGATCGTCCCCGATCCAGGATTCACCTTCTTCGACATCGACCTGGACCGGGCGGACCTTCA